ATAGTGTTATCAAAAGATAATGAACTTAGTTCTACTGATATTGCTTTACTCTTGTCCTTCATTCAGCAAGAGCTAGATAAGATAGCACAAACTGAAATAGAAGCTTTAAACAATGCACTTACTTTAGCTTATGGTTATTCATTAAATGCCACACTAGGTGAATTAAATGATGTTGGCTTTACTATTCCTTCTCTTGCTCTTGGTTATAATACTAATTGGTGCAAGGATGGTAAAGACTATAATCAAAGAATTATAGCTAACATGAATGGTATTAAACAAGAAATACAAGGCTTACTGCTAGGATGGAAAGGAGATGACCCAATAGTTCTGATGGGTTTACTTCATGATATTCTTACAAAAGCAGAAAATGAATGGAAAAGATTAATCAGAACAGAATTAGAGGCGGCTTCAGTTCAAGGCTGTAGAGATGCAAACTTAATGAAGGGTGCAAGATATGCGGTAATTGAGAATGATAGCCCCTGTGATGAGATATGTGCGGAAATGGTTGGTGAACATGAAGTATCTCTTTATGGTACTTTAGGTATTGACTTGCCGCCTTATCATCCTAATTGTCAATGTGTTTTTTTAGGAATTTTTGGACAAGACTAAATAAAAGAATACTGAGATTTTTCATAAATAAGTAGAGACAAGTAAATAGGATAGTAACAAAATAATTAAAATATGAGGGATTCCATAAGATTAACTCTTCTTAGAGGGAATTAAAAGGAATGTACTCAGAAGGAGAGTAAATAATTATGGCAGATGTAGAGAATACAAATACTACTCAAGAAGTAGAAACTAAGAACCAAGATAATAAAGAAACTAAGACTTATACTCAAGAGGAAGTTGATAAATTACTTCAGCAAGAGGGAGATAGGAGAGTTACTCAAGCCTTGAAGAAACAGCAAGAGGCTCAGAAGTTAGCAAGTATGTCCCAAGAGGAAAAGCATGAGTATGAGTATAATCAAAAACTTTCTGAGTTAGAAAAGAGAGAACAAGAGATAGCAAAGAAAGAATTGGTTATGGAAACAGAAAAACAACTTGGGGAAAAGGGTCTACCAGCAGAGGCAGCCGCATTTATTGTTGCTGTTGATGCAGAAACTACAAAGAAAAACATTACCTCTTTTGAGAAGATGTTTAACAAGGCGGTTGAAGCAGAGATTAATAAAAGGATTGCAACAGGTTCACCTAAGACTGGGGCAGGTAATAATCAAGCAATCACCGTAGAACAATTTAAGAAAATGAACTTAATGCAGCAAGCTGAATTGTTTAAAACTCAACCTGAGTTATACAACAGCTTGACTAATATGAAATGATAAAGGAGAAAATAATTATGGCAAATCAGGTTTATGAAAATGTTGTTTTAGCCAACAAAATTGAAGACATTTTAACTACTGCTGTTGATTTAACAAGTTACATGACAGTAGATACTAGCATGACACAGGAAGCTGGTATGAAGAAAAAGATTAACGTTTATAAAGCACAGGGTGATGTAGAAACTCTTGCAATGGGTAAAGGAAACACTGGAGATATTGAGGTTAGCTTCACAACTAAACCGTATGAAGTAGAAACTGTTCAGGGTAGATTCCAGTATTATGATGAACAGGCTATGACTGACCCAATGGTTGTTCAGGCTGGTCTTGAAGGAATCGCAAAGACTATGATTAATGACTTTACTGCTAAGGCTATTGCAGAGTTTGATAAGGCTACTCTTACAGTTCAAAGAAGCGGTTCTGCATTTACAGATATTGTTGATGCTATTGCTAAGTTAAATACAGAAAAAGAAGATGGTTTATTTATTCTTGTAGGTGTTGCTGATTTAGCTAATTTCCGCAAAGAGTTAAAAGATGACCTTAAATACAATGAAGCTTTTGTTAGAACTGGTTATGTTGGTTCTGTGTGCGGCGTTCCTGTTATTGTTACTAAGGCTATTACTAATGGTAATATCTATTTAGCTAGCAAAGAAGCAGTTACTCTTTTCATTAAGAAAGATACAGAGGTTGAGCAGGAAAGAGATGCTAATGTAAGAAATAACAAAGTGTATATCAGAAAGGTTGCAGTTGTTGCTCTTACAGATGAAAACAAGGTAGTTAAGTTAACTCCTAAAGCTTAAGTAACCTCTGATTAAAGGCTTGCCCCAGAGGTAGAATTAAAATTACCTTTGGGGCATTTTTTTATTATAGAAAATCATTTAGAATAACAGAAACTGTTCCGGACAATAATATATATTGGTTGGAATAGTTTCTGTTAAAAGTAATAAAAGTATTAAAATAAAGGAGATAAAGAGATGACAATAGTAGAAAAAGCTAGTACATTGATTGGACCGGCCGCCGCATCTCACCTTAATCAGATTGAGGCTATTGTGGATATGTGCAAAGATGAAGCTACTCAGTTCTGTAATTTAGATGAATACTCTGATAAATTAGACAATGCTGTTGTGCAGATGACAATAGAAAGATATAATAGATTAAATAATGAAGGCATTTCTGAGTCTAATGCTTCTTCTATTGATGAAAGTTTCATTGATGGTTATAGTAAGTCAACACTTAGTATGTTAGTTAAAAATAGAAAGGTAAGGGTGTTAAAATAATGAGAAATGATATTATTACAAGAATTGAAACTACCCTTACTCCTGATGGTCAAGGTGGTTGGACAGAAGAAACAATAGAAACAGGTAGTTTTGATGTTAAGTTATCAGTAGGTAGCAATATAGAAGAAGCTACTGCTTATGGTGTTTCTATTGAACAGATTTTAAAGGTTGTTGCGGATGTTCCCTTAATGGAGAATGAGGCTAGTCTATATATTGTAAAAGGTGAGACTGGTCCAGTGGGTCCTCAAGGTGAAAAAGGTGCTGATGGAACAATGACCTTTGAAGATTTAACGCCTGAACAAAAGGCAAGTCTAAAAGGGGATAAGGGTGATAAAGGAGATACTGGTGCTACTGGTGCGGCTGGGCCTCAAGGAGAACCTGGTCCTAAAGGGGATAAGGGAGAACCTGGTCCTAAAGGGGATAAGGGAGACCCTGGAGAAAATGGTGCACAAGGTCCTCAAGGTGAAAAAGGTGAGCCTGGTACTAATGGAACTACCCCAGTTAAAGGCGTTGATTACTGGACAGCCGCAGACCAGACTTCAATTATAAATCAACTAAAGTCTGCCACCTTTAGTTTTAATAGCTCTACTGGAGCTTTAAATATTACTCTATAATGAGTGTTAAAATAAATAATGTAGATTTAAAAAGCTGTAGTTACAATGGCAATGAAGTAACTGAAATATTAGTTAATGGGATTCAAGTGTGGCAGAAATCGGGTCCCGCCATTAAACCAGCTATCTTACTCTACAAATCTAAATCAGCTATGGATAATGACCCAACTGGAGTTAATGCCGCAACTTGGTCAACCGATGCTTATAGTGGAGATGGACCAGCCGCCTATGATTACTTCTATGCTTGCTATTCTATTGCAGGCGTTAGAGGTAGATTCTCTGGATATAATACTTCCTATTGGACTGGCACAGTAAAAATAGATGCTAATGGAAGAGAATATTTAGATGGTGAAGTAACTACTGGTAGAAGTAAAACTGGTCAATATATTATCTTTACTCCAAATAATGGTGACCCAGCAGTTAGACAGAATTTCTGCATTAGAAGTATGTAAGGAGGTTTACTATGGAAGTAATTAAAAAGATTTATTTTTTATACAATGGTAAAAAGTATGAACTAAGGGCACAAGTTCCATACAGAAACCAATATCTTATTACTCTTGTGGAAGTGACTGAGTAATGATACCAGAAGTTGAGAATAGGGATGGGGCTTTATATGCAGATGTAACTCCTGCCAGCTTAGGTTTGCCAATATATACTCCAATGTGCCATATCCCCATTCCTTATTCAACATATTGGGAACAGTTTGGTGAAATGTTTGAAGAGCAAGCCAAAGCTACTTGTCCTGTTGATACTGGATATTTAAGGGAACACATAGGTTATCAAGCTGATGCAGGTGGATGTGAGATTTGGTCTGATGCCCCATATAGTGCTTATCAAGAGTATGGAACAAGTAGAATGAGCGCACAACCTTATTTTGAAGC